GAGATTTTGAAGGCAACGTCAGCGAAATTATTATTCGTGAAACTGTATCGCCTTTGATGCTACCTGAATCAGCCAAGGGGCTGGTCCCGAAAGAATCCAATGTCTCAGACGACCCGGATCGTGAGATAGATTTATTCACTTGCGTCAAGCATGAGAAAGAAGGGGGGTGGTCCGTCTATCAAGAAATTGAGGGTAACACTGTGCCGGGATCGCAGGGATACTACCCCGAAAATAAAACCCTTCCGTGGTTGCCTTTAAGATACGATTTTGTGGACGGCGAGGACTACGGGCGTGGGCATATTGAGCAGTATTACGGCGACCTCAAAAGTTTAGAGCAACTTACCAAAGCCATTGTTGAGGGATCAGCCGCCGCTTCAAAAGTTTTATTCTTGGTTTCTCCCAACGGGATGACTTCAGAGCAGGATCTTGCCGAGGTTCCTAACGGGGGGATTATTCCGGGCAATGCTTCGGATGTCAGCGTGTTGCAAATGGAGAAGTTTAACGACTTCCGCATCGCAGACATTACGATACAAAAAATATCGGAACGACTTAGTTACTCGTTCATGCTTAACTCTGCGATCCGCAGGGATGCCGAGCGTGTAACGGCAGAAGAAATCCGATTCATGGCTTCAGAATTAGAGAGTTCTCTTGGGGGCGTGTTCTCCTTGCTCTCAACCAGTTTCCAGTTACCACTCGTCAGAATCATTTTAGACAAATTAGAGTCTAAAGGGGAGCTTCCCCCACTTGACGATGAAATAGTTCGGCCCCAGATCGTGACCGGCCTTGAAGGATTAGGCAGGAATGAGGATCTAAGCCGACTCTCCGAGTTCTTAAACGACATCAATCTGCTTTCACAATCACAGGGCATTCAAGCTGAAATGAATCTTGATGAGATTATTAGGCGTGTTGGTTCTGCGAGAGGAATTGAAATGCAAGGAATGGTTAAGACCCCGGAACAGAAACAACAAGAACAACAAGCGGCCCAAGAAAGGTTGAAAGAACAACAATTCTTTGAGCTTCTTAAAACGGCATCTCCTGAAATCATTAAGCAGTTTGGCGGTCAATTTGGCGGCGAGGAAGCGGTTCAGGGAATGCCTTCACCGAACCAAATAAGTTAATATGCCAGAAGTACAAACAACTCCAACTCCTGAACCTGAATCTCAGGAGTATATCAGCGAAATGGTCGCCAAGGCCGATGCTCAACAAAAAGTCCCAGAGGGATTAACCGAGCAAACAGAACAGGCCGAAAGACCCGATTGGTTGCCAGAAAAATTTCAGAGCGCAGAGGACATGGCGAAAGCGTATTCTGAACTTGAGTCAAAACTAGGTTCCAAAAATGAGCCAGACCCCCCAGAGGCCCCCGCCGAAAACGTGACGGAGCAACAGGCCAATGAGATGATGAACGAGAAGGGTCTGGATTATACAAAGTATGAAAAAGAGTTTACAGAGAGTGGCGAATTAACCGCCGAATCTTATAAAGAATTAGCTGAAAGCGGTCTTCCGAGGGAGATGGTGGACGGCTATATCAAGGGTCAGCAATCGCTGATCGAACAGGCCCGACAAGAGGGTTTTCAAATTGCTGGTGGCGAAGACCAATTCAACGAAATGATGAACTGGGCAGAACGCAACCTCTCTCCTAATGAAATCCAACAGTATAATAATATGCTTGGAAATGATGCGGAGCAAAATAGGTTTGCAATTAAATCGCTTAATGCTTTGTGGAAACAAGAAAACGGGTCTGCACCAAATCTAATTAATGGAAGGTCAAGCAGTGCGCCCACGGGTTACGGCTCATGGGAACAAATCAGCGAAGCCATGCGAGATCCAAGGTACTCCAAAGATCCTGCTTATAGGCAAGCGGTTGAGCGCAAGGTGATGTCCTCCAACCTACCGGGGTAAAACCCACTTCCAAGTAAACATAAGCACAGTCTGACCCTCTGCGGAGGATAATCCTATTGTAGCCTAGTGACCGAGGAAGGCGTTTTAATCCGTCTTTTCAATTCGCAAACATAGGAAAACATTATGACTGCGGCAACTGTATCACGTTTAGGACAAGTCAATGGAGCCAATGACGCTCTAGCTTTATTCCTCAAGGTCTTTAGTGGGGAAGTTTTAACCACCTTTGATGAGATAAATCTCATGAAGGGTTTGCACATGAATCGCACCATTTCATCGGGGAAGTCGGCAACTTTTCCAATTATTGGGACCAGTGCGGCGGAATACCATACGCCCGGTGCTGAAATTGTTGGGGCGGCGATCAAGCACAATGAAAGGATTGTGCATATTGATGGTCTTCTCATTGCTCATGTCTTCATTTCCAATCTGGATGAAGCACTAAATCATTTCGATGTAAGGCAACCATACGCCCATCAGCTTGGTCAGGCACTTGCGAACAAGTTCGACAAGAACTGTCTGATTCAGGTTCATAATGGTGGTGGTCAGACGACCAACATCACAGGCGGGAAGCCTTCTGCGGCTAATCAGATCGCACTTGCGAATGATGCTGATGATGTTGACGGCGACAAGCTTGCCGCTCATGTCATGACAATGGCCCGGATGATGGATCAGAATGATGTTCCAGAAAATGACCGCTATGTGGTCTTTGATCCGATCCAATACTACAAGATCGTTGAAGGCACTAAGGCCATTAATCGTGATTGGGGTGGATCTGGTTCGTTTGCAGATGGTGAAGTTCTGCGGATTGCAGGGATTAACGTCCTGAAGTCCAATCACCTTCCTGCTTTGGCAAACGTCACATCACATGACACCGGCATGATCCAAACTAGCAATAGCTATATTGGTGATTTCAGGAAGTGTCTTGCAGTCGGATTTCATCGTTCAGCTATCGGAACAGTTCAGTTAATGGGCTTGAAGGTAGAATCTGAGTATGACATTCGCAGGCAGGGGCATTTGATGGTGGCTAAATTCGCTCTTGGAACGAATTGGCTCCGTCCTGAATCGTGCTACCAGATCAATTATGGTGCGAATCAAACAGTAAGAACTTAATAGTCTTACTTCTTTAGGGGGCTTCGGCCCCCTTTCCCTTTCCTTAGACACAATCGAATGGCTACAAGCGTAGAGAATCCGAAGCTGGAAGCAGTAAATGTGATGCTTTCGGTGATCGGGGAAGCCCCGGTCAATAGCTTAAAGTCGGGTTTAGCAGATGCGGAAGCGGCTGAAAGAATACTGAACAGAATAAATAAGGAAGTACAAACCGAAGGGTGGACGTTTAACACACGAAGAAAATACTCACTTACACCCAACGATGACAAGATTGTTGAGCTACCTATAAACACATTAAAAGTAACGTGCGTTGACATCTCAAGGGACTACCCGTTAGTGCAAAGAGGATTACGCCTTTATAACTTTGAGAAACATAACTATCTCATTGGAGATGATTACACTGAGGTTAAAGTTGATCTTGTTGAAGAAATTGAATTTAACGATGACCCGACTGAAAAGAACAACTCCCTTCCTGAATATGCACGAAGATATATTGCCCTTAGAGCTTCAAGAGTCTTTGTTTCCAGATATTTAGGCGCACAGGAAATCGTAGGCTTTACAGAAAGAGATGAAGCAATAGCACGAACTGAGTTAAAGCAGGCTGAAGGTCTTGTTGCAAAGCGTTCTATCTTTGACCACTCCCTTCGTGGTGAGTTTAATATTTACGAAGCATATAATAGGACTATCTAAGTGCCGTTCATAAACGATTCATTTCCTAATTTTGCGGATGGGGTTTCGCAACAACCGATGGTTCTGCGCCTTCCCACACAAGGAGATGTCCAAGAAAACGGCTTATCAGATCCGTCACAGGGGTTAAGCAAACGACCTTGTTCTGAGCATCTTTCCAAGATAGGCGATTTCGCTACTGCCAACTCGTTTGGAGCAACGATCATTCGCTCGGCTGATGAAGCTTACTTTTTACTTATAAGACCAAACCAACCCCCTACATTATACAACACTTCTGACGGGTCCAGCGTTACAGTCAACGTAACAGAACCCAACGATCATGCTATAAATTCGATTACTTATGCCGGTGCGACTGCGACTGCAACCACTGCATCAGCGCATGGTTTAAGTGTAGGCGACAAGGTGCAGATCAACTCTGCGGAAGTGACAAGTGGAACTAATTATTACAATGGTGAATTTACGACCATTACCGGCACAACCGGCTCGACAATAAAATACACAATGACAGGCACTCCGTCTGTCAATGCTTCAGGCTCTCCGACTTTTGCCAAGGTTTACTCATCTGGGGCTGATTACAATACTGTTTGTGATTATGTGAAGATGACCGACCCAAGCGGCGACATCCGCATAGTTTCAATTGCTGATGAGACTTTTATTTTAGATAAAAATACGACTGTCAAAAAATCCAGCACTGTCACCACAAACCGAGACTTTTACGAAGCGGCAGTGTGGGTGCGTTTAGGAGATTTCGGTACGACTTATACCATCACTGTTACTAATAGTGCTGGCGCAACAAAAGACTTCACGCATACAGTAAAAAGCACGAATCAATACGCAACTGCTGATGATATTGTTGAAGCAGACACAACCACCAAGGAAATAGCCGAGCAATTATTTAAGGCATTAAGTGGCGGGTCGCTTCCTACTCCATCAAGCGGTCAATATTATGAATCTACTATTAACTTAAGTGGAACAAATGTAATAGATCCCGCAGTTCAGGCATATATGCGTGTTGGTGAGTCAGTTATTTATTTTAAAACTGCTAATCGAAGCCTTGACTTTGACATTGAAGCCAAAGATTCCAAGGATTTTGGACACATGAGAGTCTTTAAAGGTAAGACCTCTAAATTTGCTAATCTCCCGACTAAAGGCCC